TCTAACCACTCATCTATGATCTATAGACGAGCATTAAAACATGGATTGCCTAGAGCATATTTAAAAGAATATGGAGATTTTTTAGAAACAAAAAAATGGAAATGGGTAGATGATTTAACACTTACAATGTCTAATGGCCAAAGATGTTTTTTTACTCATGGTAGATCGGCAGATGTTTTAAAAGTTTCTCAAACTATGGGTATGTCAGCAGTACAAGGACACTATCATACAAAATTTGTAATATCTTGGTGGGCTAACCCAGATAACTTATTCTTTGGAATGAATGTAGGTTGTTTGATAGATCAAAAATCTATGGCATTTAATTATGCTAAAAACTTTAGAACAAGATTCATTATAGGTTGTGGAATTATCATAAATGGTATTCCAAGACTACTCCCAATGGTTTTGAATGAAAAAGGGGATTGGATTGGCAAAATCGTCTAAGTTAAAGCCACACAGAGCCACAGAGAGGGCTACTGATAAGCAAATAGGTGGGAAGCACTACAAGTCGTATTCCATACAGCCTATAGAGTTTATAGTGGCAAATAAGCTGGATTTCATACAAGGAAATATTATAAAATACTGCTTGAGAGAAAAGCAAGGCGAAAACCCAGATGAAAAGTGGAATAAGATAATTCATTACTGCGAACTAGCAAAAGAGTTGAAAAATAAAAAATAAGGAATATTAGGAGTGAATGAACTTCACTTATTTAATTTATTCTATTCTTGTGGTATATTGGACAACATTAATTTTTTTAACAAGTAATACTTATTTATGATATTTAGCTTATTAAATAATCCTTTAACAAAATTAGCAGTTAGTAAAGTAACTGACCATTTAAAACATAGAGCAGAAAAAGTAAAAACTATTAGAGAAGCTGAAATACAGGCTTGTAAAGAAGTTGATGTTCAAAGAATAAAAAGCCAAGATAAATCTTGGAAAGACGAAATATTAATGCTATGGCTTGTTGGAATGTTAAGTACAGGCTGGTTTGATAGCACTAGAGATAATTTTGAAGAATGGGTAAGAATAATAAACGATTTACCTGATAGTGTATGGTATTTAGTAATTATTGTATTCACAGCAACATTTTCTACCAAAATGACAGATAAGGTTTTAAACCGAAACAAAAAGAAGTAATATGTCCGAATGGACAAAGTAAAAGTTGATTTCGTTATAACAGATTTAGAACTACAATTAGAAACCAATAACAATCCTTATGGTTCTTATGTTAATTTTAGATTCATAGATACTTTTCCATACTTCACTAAAGTTAATGATATGGTCGAAGAAATAAAAAAACGAAGTGATGTTGATTTAATTAATTACGAATATTCTTATACAGGAATCCACGAAGATACTGATTTAAAACATTTTGATATTACTAGAAACTAGGGTGGTAAAGAGAGAGATCAAATCCACCCTAGCTATTTTAGGCTCAAAGATATTTATGGCCGTTTATATAAACCATAATTAAAAACACCTAAAATTCTTTTAACAAGCCACCAAGTCTCCCTGATGGCTCTATCTACTAAACTCATATGGAGATTACATAGGGAGCAAATCTTTATATCGTTAGTAGAATTCATTTAAACCTTACTATTCAAAGCTAAATCTCTTTTTAACTCTGATTGTTTTAAGCTGACATATCTATCAATATTTGTATATCTATATCTAGCTTTAATTAATTCTTTTTCAGCTTCAGCATATTGTTGAACAATATTTTTATAATCAGGGTCTATTCTTGCTTCATGTTCTGCCTCACTCATAGTCTTAACTAACTTTTTATGTTTAATAACACATGAAGAAAAAACTGCTTTTCTACCCTCATCTAATATAATAGTTTTCTTTTGCCACTCAGCCCAATCATTAGAGGCATCTTCTAATTTTTTATATAATTGATCGCTTAAATTCATATCAGTATAACTCCTAATATAAATCCTATCGTAAAGCAAATCCATTCTCTACGATAATATAATTCTATAGCTTTCCACTCACTAGTTGATTTGTTAAAGATTCTCATGGGTATAATAACATCTCCTCTGCTTCTTGTTCTAATTGTTTTATTTGTTGTTTTAAATGTTTATTTTCTAACTCGTATTTTTCAGCTAAATTTCTTTGTTGTTTAACTTCTAAATACAAAGCCTGTATTTCCTCTAACTTAATAGCGAAATCTTTTTTTAAGTTATAGAAATCGCTAATAAGTTTGTCTTGAGTTTTAGATAATTCAGACATTAAAATGGAATCTCATCGTCCATATCTGACATATTCTCAACAGGCATAGCATGATCTGGTGCTGATGGTTGAGCCTGAGTCATTTGTTGCTCAGTATATCTAGGCATAGTTTGACTTATAGGTTTAAATCCATCTACACTAGGTTGTTGTGGTCTAGGCTTAACCATATAGATTGATATTACTTGCTCTGTTTGAGAATATTTATTCTCTTTAGCATCTTGTATTTTAGAACCCCATTTTAAAACATATCCATCTTTTGCATATGCTTGAACTTCAGGAGTATTATACCAATCCATAACTTGAGTTAATCCATATAGTTTTTTTGTTAAACTACACATGAATTTAGATTTAGTTGATGAAGCACTATATTCATAGCTTGGTGCTTTCTTTTGAGTTTCGTATAGCTTGAGGCTAAGGCCACAAAACCCTTTAGAGTAATTGGATTTATTATTTTGATACATTTTTTTTTCCTTTTTTTAGTTTATTGTACACTCTCACACTTTCGTTAAATAATAACTCGGATTTATGACAACTTAGTAATCCAAGAAATGCTTTTAAGTGTTCCTTTTTATATAAGATATGTCTAGCTTCAAAATCTCCACTATCTTTTGGAAGTCTAACTATATACATCTTATTTATTTTCTTACCTGTTTGACATTCATACATATAACGATAGCCATGTAATTGATGCACCATGTTTAAGAAAATTCCTTTGCTAGTTTTTATATCAATTAGCCAAAGATTATTTTGTGAGTCTTTAGCAATTATATCTAAAGTACCACATACACCTTTTTCGTGATATAAAACTTTTTCGGACTCTACTAATTTTAATTTATTCTTTGTCCAAAAATTTTTAAACTTCTCAAAGCAACCTAATATTACAGGGTCACTTGGGTCAGTAAATTTTTCTCCTTTAAGCCACATCTCGCAAAACTTATGAACCATAGAGCCTATATTTAAAATATTATCTCCTTGTTTCTTTGCATTAGATTTAGCATTAGTAACTATCTTCTGTATCTGGTCTATAGGAATACCCTCTCGTTCCATTTCAGTTTTGATAGCATTTACTTGTTGGCTAATCTTCCAATTCTCTAACATTGGACTCGCTAACTTTCCAAGTAGTGTACTCATACCAACTACATATTCGTTGTTATGAATATAGACGTGTTTTTCTTCATTGAACTCAATCGTATGACCATGTTCTGTTTTATGAATTGCCATTATTCTCTCCCTCTGTTGTTATATCTACATTAATTTTTTTTTTTTCTTTAGCAAGAAAGACACCAATTTTATCTTTTAGTTCTAGTATTGTATTTGTTTTAATTCTTATCTTTCGAGAATTAGTATCTTCTTTAGATTCATTATATTCTATTAATTTAGAATATGAATGTAATGCCAAATGTATATTTTGTATTTCATGTAAGTTTAACTTCATTTATTCTCTCCCTTATATTGTTGTTTATTTTCTGCATTAGAAACACATATTCTATTATATTCTGGTAAATAGTATTCTGTAGTTTCTTTCTTAGCTTTACTTCTACTTATCACTTTATTGATCGCTTTGATTCGCTTGGTTTTCCACAAATCTTTTTTTGAACGGATATACATTAGCTTCTCTCCTTTTTAAAAATGTTAAGTTCTTATCTTCCATTGGTTTAATGAAATAGTCAATAGATACATCTAAATATTCGCATAATTTTTTAGCTATATTTAATGAGATCGCATTTTGGCCTCTCTCATATTTTTGAATTTGCTGAAATGTTACATTAACAGCTTTAGCGATTCTTGATTGGGTTTTACCTCTCATCAATCTAAGTTTTCTAAGCTGTAATCCTATTAAACAAGTTGCTATTCTAAGATTATCTTGCTCACTAACATTCCATTGTAATGATAGTTCTTGGATTGATTGATTTACTTCTTCTATAGTTGTGTTTGTTCTTTTGTGCATTGGTGTTCCTATTTGGTTATTGTTAATTAATGACATTGTGTCCTCTCCCTTTAAGACAATTTCTGATTAGTTTTTGATTAGTATATTCAGCTTTAGGCATTAGCCATAAAGTGCTTGGTCTTAGATACCAATTATGCACCACTTTATAAGACTCTACTAAATCATTAGTATTTTTCTTAGCAAGTTCCTGACATAAAATAATATCGTTTGTTATATTCTCTGCTGTAGAATTGTTAAATGTTCCTGATCTCCCATTAGTATCTATGATGGGTTTATAGGCACAGCCTTGTAATAAGGTGGCAAGTAGCCCACATAAAAGTATTGTTTTTTTCATATCTTTTTTTATCTCTCGTTATAAAGTTGGTTGATGATACTTAACTTGATGTAACACCCAAGCCAACTTTTTGTTTTTCTCTTTCAATTTCAGTAACTTTTCCAACAAGACTTTTTCTTTTTGTGTATTCTTGTCGTATTGTTCCTGAAGTTTGAAGATTTGTTTTTGCATGGTCTTTCTCCAGTTTAATTACTTGATTTGCCAAGTAACTATCTACAGGATTAATCATATTAACTTCTTCCTGTAAATTCTGTAACTCCTCTAAGGTAGTTTGAGGGTTAATTATTCTTTGTAGTCTTTTAGACATCTCTTTTGTAAAAGTTGAGTTAGTTGGTATTCTCATTATATACTCCCTACTGATAGTTGATGTAAGCACCCTAGCATAATTGCCGTAAGACAGAAAGCTGAAAAAATAAAACCTAAAGTGTAGTATGCTATTTTTTTCATTATGCCCCCTCTTTTATAATTCCAAGTTTTTGTAATCTATTAACATCAACTTTAATGTCTTTAGTTTCAATAGGCTTATCTGTGCTTTTTATTATTTTACTTTCTTCTTGTATTTCTTCTTCTAAATAACTTATCTCCCAATCAATGTCATTAGACATAGCATAATATTTATCTACAAAATTATTAGAAAAATAATTTCTAAAACAAGTTCTATGTTCCACTTCTTCGAATTGATTAAAAAGATTTTTTAATTCTTCTAATAATTGTTTTTTTTGTTTTAATGTTGGTTCGTTCATTTTCTCTCCTTTATTTAAATTAAACATACAAATAAATTACCAGAATGGTTGTATTATGCAAATGTTATTTTTGGCGTAAAATATAGCTTATTTAAGCAATTTTATTTTATTTTTCGCATATTAGTTTTATTTCTTGTTTTTAAAACAAATCAGATATAAAAAACGAATCAATTAAAGATATGATTATAAATAAAAAATATGTTAGAGAGAATTGTCGAAAGACTAAGTATTTATTTTCATATCAAATACTAATAACTTGGTAACAAGTTCGGCTGACTCAGAGTCCTCTCTCTACTTTGGGTCGGCCACTAACAGGGAGAAAACGAGATGAAGCAACTAGATATATTTGATACAGATTACGAGTCTTGTAATTACACCAAGACTAGCCAAGAAGCATTAGCCACAATAAAGCCTAAGATTAAAACTAAAAGAGAACAAGTTTATGATTTAATTAAACTTAAATCTTTAACTAATTATGAGATAGCTGATGAATTAGAAATACCTTTAAGTTCAGCTTGTGCAAGATGCCATGAGTTACAAGAGTTAAATCTTGTGATAGACTCAGGTTTAAGACGAGAAACTAAATATGGAAAACAAGCAATCGTATGGCAAAAAAGAAAGTAGCATCAGCTAAAGAAAAAAAACACTTAGAATTAGTTGCTAGTTTAAATTGTTTAATTTGTCAGCAACCAGCTATCTGTCATCATATTAGAAATCGAGGAGATGGTAAAGGGAACATTGGATTTTCAAAAAGGGCCAATCACTATGAAGTTATACCACTCTGCCCATCTCATCATGTAGGCCCTTTTAGTATTCATAACACCAAAAGACAATTTGAGGCCATGTATGGAACTGAGGCAGAACTATTACAAAGGACTCTAAAAGAAATTAAAAGTTTAGAACTAGTAAATGATTTTTTTAACCTAAAAGGAGAGAACAATGGCTGAAATGAGAGATGAACACTTTGAAGTAATATCTAGTAATC